CTTCGCGCTGGGCTTCCTGCACCTCGCGCTCCGCCTGCATTTCGCGCCGAGCCTCATCCAGCCAAGCGCGATATTCGGCCTCTGTCATTCAATCCGCCAGTTGTTCGATTGCGATGCGAACGGCGCTCAAGGTGCCGTCAAATTCACGGATCAGGATTGCCAAGGCTTTCCCGTCCTCAATGATCCCGACTTCGTAAAACCGGGGCCAGCTTTCCTGTGCGGTCGGCACATCGGCCTTAGGCTCTATCACTTCTTGCCTTCCATGAGGCTCTCAAGCGGCTTGCGGGCGTATTGGGCTTCTTGCTGATTATGCAGCCATTCGGCGTATGCAGTTGCCTCGTCTGGCGTTTTGAAGATGCCTAGATGCCGCCCCGTCTTGCGGTAGTAATCAATCGCCTCTTGATCGCTCATAATCCGGCCATCATCGCTGACAGTCGGGATAAGAACTTCACCCTGATCCGTGCCAATTGACATGGACCGAACAGTTGAAATTGAGCCATCCGGGTTTTTGACAACCGGCCTTGCGTTAAGGTCGATGTTGCCACCGATCAGCGGCAAGGGGACTTTGTTCATACTGCACCCATGCCCGCCTGAAGCGCACCCAGCGCGGTCTGCGCCTGCTTGGCTTCAGCGTCCGCCAGGTTCTTTGCGGTCTTGCTCTGCGTTTCCTCAATCTTGGCCTGTGCGCCTGCCATCATCATTTCGCCCTGCATTGCCTGCATCGGGTCGGGCGGCTGCCGCATCATTTCCAGCAGCTTGTCCTTGTTGCGAAGGCTGCTGGCCTCAATCAGAACGTCAGGCGGGATCGGCAGGCCAGAACCGGCCATCTTCAGCATCTGGTCGAACTGTTCGGCGGCGACAGTCGGGGTGTCCATGCCTTCGTCGATCAGAATATCAACGTCCAGCTCGGTCACGTTGTTTTCGTAACCCATGACCTGTTGTGCGCGCGGGTCCATTGCCAGCAATTGAAGCTGCTGCTGCACTTCAGGCGGCTGCTGGGCGAGGTTTTCCTTGGTCACGCCCATCTGCTGCGCGGCAACCTGGATCATCGTAATCGGACGGTTCAGGCCGACAAACCGCACGTTCATTTCGTTGTCGGTCACGCGAACCCAGCGCTCTTCTTTCCAGAACTGGCGAACGCGGCACCACACCGACCGATAGACCGCCATCGACAGAACCCGGATGCGATCCAGATAAGTCGCGCTTTCGACCATGCCGCCCTGCTGCTGGGCAAGGATTGCACGGCCAGACATTTGCGCTTCGTTCTTGCCTGCCAGAGCCGCATTGGGGCCGAGGAGATCAATCTCCGCCTTGGCTTCCTGCAATAGCTGAAGGTTCGCCGCCGCCATGTCGTTGGTCGGCAGAATTTCAACGTCACCGGATTCGCCAATGAACACCCCATCGGGGCGCGACAGTTCCTTGCGAATTTCGCGCGGGTCATTCGATACCGCAGGCGACACACGAACCTGACGCTGGCTGATAAGGTGCAGCGCCTTGGACCGGCGCTTGTTGATCTCATCCTGCGGGCCGATCATGGTCCGCACTTCGCCATAGCGGTTGTTGTCGCGATCTACGTAAAGCGAAACCGCCTTGATCGGGCATTCCGGCTGATCGTCCTCACCCATGTAAGGCGAAGGCATCGGCTCAACCACGAACCCGCCCTTGGTAAAGACGCAATAGGCCCAGCCCTGCGGAGTGCGGAAGTAATGTTCGCAAACCCGGACACGGCGGCGCTTGTAGTCAGCCCACATATTCCACTTGGGCCGGTCGTCGTAAGTTTCACTGTCACGCGCCTGCTTCCAAGTGCCTTCCAGTGCCTCTACCGCGTTTGGATACTGGGCCAGGGCATCGTCAAGGTCCATCCAGACCACAACGCCCTTGAACTTGGCATCCGCGAAGTCGAAGTCGCACGAATGCGGGTCGTAATAGAACCGATCCCATGCGATGCGGACGATCTCAGGATCAATGCCGCGCTTGGTCTGCTTCACGCCAACCATGATTGCGGCGGTCCCGGCAACAGCCAAGTCCAGCGCGGCTTCGGAACGCTTGTCGTCCCAGTTGCTATCGTCGCAGATAAACCGCAGCGCATCGGTTGCAGCGCGGGCCGCTTCCTCATCTGCCGGATTGCGCGGGAATGCCTTGGGGTCTTTGCGGGTCTGCTTCTCAAGGCCCTGAAGCGAGTTTACCTTGCGCTTGATCCGGTTGAACGTGACAACAGGCTGGCCGCGCTTTTCAAGGGCCGATTTTTCTTCGGCGGTCCACTGCTTTTCGTGGAAGTAATCAATATCACGCTCGGCCAGCTTGCGCGCGTCATAGGTGGCATCTTCCGCCGCCTCAAAGTCGCGGACGAACTGCTCAAGGGTCAAGCCACCTTCCATGATGCGCTTTCCTCCTTGCCTTGAAATGCCCTAGCCCAGCGGTCTTGCTGGCCGGTCTGCTGCTGTTGCTTCACAATTGCCGGGTGCGCCTGGTCGATTGCGCGACCGATCAGGCTTGCCGTGTCTACTTCGTCGTCGTGCTTGCCCGCAGGAAACACCAGAAACTCACTCAAATCCGCGCCCGGTTCAAAATGCACCCGGCCCGTTGCCGCCATCGCCTGGAAGCTTCTGGCCCGCGTTGGCTTGTCACTAACGCTTGAAAGCCATTCCAACCGGCAATGCACCCCGCGTTCCCGCATCCGGCGCTTCAGCATCGGTTCGATTGCCTTCTGGATCACCCCGCCTTCGCCAAACCAGCAAAGCGGCTTGAACTTGGCGATCAGGTCCAGCTTGCGCTCAATCCATTCATCGCTTGCGGTCTGGCCCTTCCATTGCGCGGCGCGGTAAATGTCACCGTTGCCGTCAATGCCCCAAACCGTGTGAACCGTGTAATCGCCGCCGCCATCGGTTACGGCATAGTCGCTTGATCCGTAGTATCGCAGGCTGGGCAGCTTGGCCCAGGTCTTGAACCATTCCCGCTTGAAATAGGTTCCTTCGTCTGGCTGGGGTCGCTGCTGATAAAGCGCCGACCACTCTCGCGGCCCAATCGTGGCCTTGATCCGTGCCAGTGCCGTTTCGTCATACCATTCCGGCCAAAGTGCCTTGCCCTGATCGTTGATCGCGGGAAGTTCCAAAACCTCCCACTGTTCGCCTTCCTGCGCCAGCAAGCGGCCCGCCAGATCGTCCTCGTGCCAGCGGGTCTGGATCAGAACAATCGCGCCACCCGGCATCAAGCGGGTGTAAAGCGTCGAGCGATACCAATCCCAAACCAGCTCGCGCCGCCGTTCGCTGTCAGCCTCTTCGCGGTCCTTGAACGGGTCATCAATCAGCGCGATGTTTGCGCCGCGTCCTGTAACCGCCGTGCCAACACCAGCAGCCACATAAGCACCGCCGTGGTTGGTATTCATCCGGTTCGCCGCCGCGCTATCAGCCGATAGCCCGACACCGGGGAACACTTGCCCAAATTCAGGCTCGCCAACGATGTTGCGCACGTTGCGCCCGAAGTCGTTGGCAAGATCGCTGTTGTAACTCGCTGCGATGATCTGGCGCTTCGGGTCTTTCCCCAAGCACCAAGCCGGAAACCGCTTTGACGCCAATTCCGATTTGCCGTGGCGCGGCGGCATGAAAATCATAAGGCGGTCAATCTCGCCCCGTTCAACAGCCTCTAGCCTTTCAGCGATCAAATGGTGATGCGCCGCCCCGACATAAGCCGGGTTCGTGTATTCAGTGAACGCGAGAAGTGATTGCCGCGCCTTGCGGGCTTTCATCGCCTTGGTCAGCGTTTCCAGTTCCGCCAACGAGGAAAGGAGCAAGTGTCGTGGCAAGGGACTGGATGCGCTCTGCAAGTTCTGCATCGCTCATTTCATCCAGATTGTTGACGTTAAGGTTTACGTCCTTCGGCACAAGCGAAGCGATGATCTTCAGGTATTGATCCGGCTTCTCGGCCCGGACGGTCGCAATCACAACCTCGCCGTGTTCCATGAAGTCATCATGCAATGCGAGGGTGAAAGCTTCAGCCAGTTTGTTCCGTGAACCCTTGGGACGACCGCCGCCGATATTGCCGGTTACAAATCGGCCCTTCTCGTCTTTCTGCGGGACTGGTCGATCAGTCATTGCTTGACCTTAAATGCCCTCACCAGGCGTGAAGTAAACGATGCCGGTCGCACCATCGGCAATCGCTGCGGCAAAGGCAGTCGCGCCGTAATCAGGGATCGACACTACTTCAATCGCACCGGCGGGAATGGGCATATTCGAACCAGTGGTCGCAACCACGCCAGTTGGGCCGAATGCCACCCAGACAGTTGCGCTGCCATTGTTCATGATGCGAATCTGGCGGCGACCACGAACGGCAAGACTTACGCTCTGGCTGGAACCAGAAACGTTGATATTCACCGTCGATGCGGGGGATGCGACAAATGGGGTCATTGCCTGTCTTCCTTACGTCAATTTCTGATAGGCTTTGGTGTTGTTGTAGATCACCCAGCCATAAAGCGCGGTCAGTGCTGCCAGGAGGTAGCTGCCACCATGATCCGCGAAGTGATAGAGGACCAAACCAGCAGCAACACCAATGCCCTTGTAAGCCACCAGTGCGGGAACAAGGCCGATCTGCTTCATGCCCCATGCGACAACGGGGTTCTTCTCGTATCCGCCCTTATTAATGACCAGATAGGTCGTGATCCCGTCTGCAATCTGAAGCGCGATGAAGGCGGCGAGAAGGTAAATCATGCCCATACCCGGAACGGCTGCTCAGGCGGCACAATAACCAGCCCGTCCAGTTCCGCTTCCTGCTCCTCGGACAGACCAGCGCAGCGCACGTTAACGTGCCATTCGGGATAGGTCTGCACGATAGGCTCGCCCTCCTCGTCGTAGCCGGTCACACGGCTGATCGGGCCGATAACGTCGAGGCTGACACCGGACGCAGGCACCAGGGCAGTCCGCTCCTCGGTGATCGGCTCA